CTAGCCTTCCAAGCTTGTGATGCGGGTTCGATCCCCGCTACCCGCTCCACCGCTAACACGCATCGGCTCAGCCGCTGGCTCGCCACGTGCGAGGCTGAGCAGCGTCGCAAGGCGGCCGGTGATGGTGATCAGCCCGCCCCGCTTCTTCGACAGGTCGGGCTCGAAGACGATCTCGTCGATGAGGCTGCGGATGACTGGCGCAGCCGCCTCGAGAGTCGCAGCGCTCCCGCTCAGCGCGGCCTCGAGCTGCTCGACCTGACGACGATAGTCGTCGGCGATCCGGGGGTGCAGCGCGACCACCGGCAAGGCCTCGGCGTCCCGCAGCTGGTCGGCGAGTGCATCACGCTCGGCTCGGACGCGGGTCAGCGCGGCGCGGATCTCCGGGAACTCGCCGCCGCCATCTGCGATCGCCGCGACCAGGCGCTCAACCTTCTGGCTGGCTTCGGCGAGGCGGCGCTCGATCTGGTCGCGACCCTTCTCGATGGAACGCACCTTCCGGCTATGCTCGAGGTGATATTCGCGGACGTAGGTCGACACGAGATCCGGATGGAGCATCTGGTCCTTCAGGCCGCCCAGCACCCGGTTCTCCAGCTGGGCGGTGCCGATCGTTCGATTGTTGCTGCAGCCCCGGCCATCCTTATGGCGGCTGCATCCCCAGATCTCGACACGCACGACGCTGATAAGGCCGCCGCAGACGCCGCACCGGATAAGCCCGGACAGCAGCTTCTTCGGTCGGCGCGCGTGTTCGGGGCGATCGGCCTGGTAGTGGGCGCGTCGCGCCTGGACGGCGTCGAACAGCTCACGACTGACGATCGCCAGTTCAGGAACCGACGCCGTCGCCCAGTCTGCCCGCTCGACAGGCCGGATGCGCTTTCGCCTGGTCTGAGGGTGGGTGACCTTCTCGGTCCGGAAGTGGACCAGCTCGCCGGCGTAAATCCGGTTTTGCAGGATCCCGTTCAGCCGCTTGCGATCGCCGTTGATCGTCGATGCACGCCAGGCGCCACCGCGGGGACCTGGTACGCCGCGGGCGTTGAGATCTCGCGCGATCGCAAGTGGGCTGTCGCCGGCGGCGTAGCGCTCAAAGATCTCGCGCACGATTGGTGCCTGCTCGGGATCCAGTGCGCGCAGCCCGCGGACCAGCTCGCCTCGCTCGTCGAGGCGGTTGGCCTCGCGATAGCCATAGGCGAGGCCGGCGGGCGCCCTGCCCTCGCGAACCGCGCCCTTCTGTCCGCGCCGGAGCTTGGCGCCGAGTTCCTTCCGGAAGCGGGAGTCCATGAGCGCCTTGAAGGTGCCCGTTATCTCGTCGACCGCGCCATCGTTGAGCGTGAACAGTCGGACCTGGGCATAATCGAGGCGCTCCCGGATTGCATAGAAGTCGCCTTGGTGACGCGCGATGCGGTCCGTCGACTCGGCGAGCAGCTGTTCGACGCCTCCGGCATCGATGCGCGCGAGCAGCGCGTTCAAGCCGGGGCGCTGGCCCTCGTCGATCCCGGCAGCGCCGCTGATGGCATAGTCAGTGAAGACGTCGACGACAGTCCAGCCCTCGCGTGCGCAGCGCTCCCGGCAGACCGCGATCTGATCTTCGATCGAGCGGCTATTCTGAAGGGCGGAGCTGAACCGTGCGTATATGACGGTGCGCATCGAATCGGGCCTGTCGGTTGGTATGAGCGGCAAGGTCGCGCGCGACCGCGCCCCGGGCAAGCGCCTTCGCGAGCTCGACCAGCTCGGGCGGCGGCGCGTTCACGCGGCCCGCGCCTCCGGCGCGCGGCGGCTTCGTGCATCCGCTCGTAGTTGGTCTGTCGTTCGGTTCAGGAAGGCGATGCCGAGCGGATGATGCTCCCACCAGAGAAGCGTCTCGACCATCTCGGCGTAGACCTCGAGGTCGGCCGCCTCCTCCGGGTTGCGTGCTGCGGAGATCCGCGCGCGCGAACGCTGGGCAGCCTCGATCAAGGTATTGATGCGCTCCGGCTGGGTCGCGTCGGCCGCCGTGATCGTCGCCTTCTCGCGAGACCAGGCGCGGTCCCAATCTGCGGCGATCGCGCGGGCGATCCGAAGATTTGTCTCCGCGACTGCGGCCTCGATCTTCCTCGCCTCGATCAGGGCTGGATACCGGCGCTCGCGCTTGGCCAGCAGGTGACGGGCGACGGTGGCGAGTGCCTCGGTCGCATAGCGCCAGCGGGGCGGGTGCATTGTCATCCCGCCCAGCCTTCAAGGAACTTCGCGCAAGCGCCCAGCAGCTGGCCCCGATCGCCGTCAGGATCCGGGATCCCAAGATCCTGCTGCAGTTCGAGGGTTATTTTGAGCGCGTCCGCAATCTTCTCGATCGCGTCGTCCTGAAGGCCGCCATTGAGCTCCGGGCCGTCGACCGCGAAACTCAGAAGTGCCTCGGCCCCACAGGTGGCTTGATGCGCGGCGATCGTTGCCATGCGTTGATGCTGCAGGAGACCGATCATGCCGCACCACGCAGTGCGTCTGTGACGAACTGCCAAAGTCGGTCGGCAGACAACTGGAACCGGTTGAAGCCCTGATCGAAGATATGACCGTGGGTTATCAGAGAGCAGGCGTGGACGGTGCCTTCTTCCACCTTGGTCATCAGCGTCACGACGACGCCGCTGTTCGGCGTCTCATGAAACTGCAGCTTGGGCATGAAGTATCGAGACCCTGCCTCGATTTTCTCCTCGTGAAGACAAGCGACGCTGGCACGCCCGGCGACATATGAAAGTCGTCCGCCCGTGTCGCCCCGGCGGCCGTCGTGAGAGATGATGTCGTGCGTTCCCTCGTCATCACGTTCAGCGATCCAGACGCGGTTGATCTGGGTGCCGACAAGCACAAGGCTTTCGAAGCTGAAGCGGTGATTGTGTATGGCCGAGTGCTCATAGCATGAGCGCCTCGGGAGTTCGGGGTGCCAGACATGCAGCCGCTGATTTGCAGGCAGCTTCACTTGGATGAAACCCAATCCGTGAAGGCTGATCTGCTCGACGGTGGGTGTGAAATCCTTGGCGATCATCAGAGCAGCTCCCGGATCTGATCGGCGGGGATGGAAAACACGCGCTCGACCTCTGCCCGGAAAGCGGCGCGGCAGAGCAGCCACGCTTTCTCGAGCTGATCGAAGTTGGGCGCATCGACTGATGCGGCGTTCAGCTGGTCGGCCGTCTCCTGGGCCGCGACGCCGAGCGCGCGCAGGTTGGCAGGGAAGGGCGCGTTCATGAGCCGGCTGCCGGCGCATAGATCGCGATCAGCACCGCCGCGATCGCGAGCGCGATCATCAAGCCATAGAGAATAGCTCGAAGGTCGCGGCTGAAGGCGTGCTCAGCGGCAATGCGGCACTCGCGGCATGAGCACCAGTTGGCGTGAATGGGCGGAACGGCCGCCGGATCGGTGTAGCGCATGAAGCCCTCCCGTGTTGGACGAGAGGGACATAATGTTTGCTTGTGCTAACAGTCAAGTCACATGTTAGCGGCTACGAACATCAGAAGATCGCAATCTCCCGCCACGGAATGACGCGATCTATCCGGGCCACCGACTTCGCTTCGAGCTTGAATGTAACCGGTGGGTTGAACTGCTCGAGTTCGATGAACGCTGCGGTCCGCTTCACCAGCCGCTTGAGCAGGACCGAGAAGACGCGTTCGCCCTCTTCGCCTTCCGGCTTTCGAAGATAGACCACGACGTCGTCGCCGATCCGCGGGGTGGCTTTGGGGTCGATATAGGTGGGATCGCCCGGCTCATACCGAGGCGACATGGAAGCGCCGACAACGCTCAGCGCGTAGAGATGCGGTCGGTTCTTAAGCGAGACCGGGCGTCTGAGATGGTCCACCACTTCGTCCAGGTGAAGGTCTGTCACCTCGGCAAACTGCGGTACGCCGTCGTCACTCACTTCGAAATCAGCTCCCAAGGCGGTGCCTAGCATCGGGATGTCACGCCGCTCCTCGTCGTCTCGAAGAAACGGCAACTTCTGAAGCGCGCGCTCCTCTTCGACCGAATCGCGGTCCGTCGCCGGCGACTGCATCGCGGCGAACTCGTCAGGCGTTAGCCCAGCAATGGTTAAGAGCTTCTCGACCGTCTGCCAGTTCGCGTTCCCGCGCTTCTTGAGCGTCGTGAAGAAGCTGCGGTTCACGCCGGCCTCGGTCAGCCAGCGGTTGGGCGTCATGCCGACCGGCTTAGCGGCCATCAGCTTGCGGTAGAGCAGAGGCTCTTCGTCTGGGGTCCCCATCGTGTTCGCGTTTTCGCACAAGCGAACACTGGCGTCATTTTCATCCATCGCTAACAAAGAGGCTTGATCCGTATGTTTGCGGACGCTAACACTTGCTTCGCAATGATCGCCGAAACCGAACTGATCGCGCGCATTGACGCCTTTCTCGCCGAGACTGGCATGGCGCACACCCGCTTTGGCCGGGAGGCCGCCAGCGAGCCCGCCTTTGTCACCAGGCTGCGGGGTGGCATGTCCCCCACGCTCGGCCGAGTGAATCGCGTCATCGCGTTCATGGAGCAGTACCGTGCAGAGCGAGCTCGCGATCATGACGGCGGCGATACGACCGGCGGGGCGGCCATGTCGCCCGATAGCTCGGTCGAGCATATCGGAGCAGCAGCGTGACAACCGCACGCGATCGGCGCCTGCCGCCCGAGCAGCTTGATCTGAAGATCGCGACGGCCGCGGCGATGAAGGCTGCAGGCGGACAGGTCTACCTGACCGAGATCACGCGCCGCGCGCAGTCGAGCTTCTCCGACTGGGGTTCGAAGAACACGGGCACATTCGCGCCCATCGATATCGTCGCGTTGATCGAAGAACACGGCCACGGTGCGCCTGGCTGGCCGCACGTCACGCGGGCGCTCGCGCGCCGGCAGGGCTTCGATCTTTTTCAGCTGCCGCCCGTCGAGGCGCTGGACACCGAATGGGGCCAGCAGCTCGCGACGCTGGCGAAAGAGGCGGGCGAAGTCATGGCGCGGCTGGGCGCCGCCCTGTCCGACGATCAGGACGTCGATCGCGTTGAAGCCATGGGCGTCGTGCCGGATGCGCGCGAGCTGGTGACGGTCGCAGTCGCCCTGCTCGCCGCTGTGGAGACCCGCGCCGGCGTCCGCAGCGACACGAGCTGACCGGCAACCGCTGCGGTCGGGGGACCGCGTGTGAGGCGTAGCGAGAGCGGAGGGATATATGGTTTTCGACGGTGCATTTCACCTGCCGAGCTGGTGCGTGGGCCAAGGCCCGGAGCATCTGATCCGGCATTGTCAGCTTGAAATCGGGCGGTCCGGAGAGCCCAGCGTGGCGGTGGTCGCGCTGGCCAACTGGATTGTCGAGGATCCGGAGCGGGCCGCGCGCGAAGCGCAGCGGACCAGTTCACCGCTCTCGATGGGCGGCGTCATAACCCGGTTGCTCGCCGGCGAGATCGAGCCCAGCGAGCAGCTGGCCGAGAGTCTTGCCCGGATGACAGCGGGCGCGGTCAAGCACGACGAGTTCGTCCGCGCCGCTCTCGGCGTCGCGATCGAGGCGGTGCAGGTTCCCGAGCCGCCGGCACCGGCCAAGACTATGGATGGCGTGCTTGGCGAGACGCCACCGGGTCCGCTCTTCCGCGCAGGCAAGGCGCACGACGGTGCGATCGAGGTTCGTGGGCTCGGCCTCACCTTTCGTCTCGGCCGCTCGGGAGCGTTCGCGCTGCGCGAGCAGCTCGGCCAGGCACTGGGCGTGGGGGCGTAGATGCTGAGCGCCCTGCCCGCGCCCGTCGCCGAGGCTCCGATCGCCGCGCCCACCCTGCTCGGGCCCGAGCGGGGCATGTTCGTCGCCGCCCCTGCCGCACTCATCCGCTGGGCTCAGCGCGCCCTTGCCGGTGAGACCTGCACGTATGCGCGCGCTTCGCGACTGCCGCGCCTGGATGCGTGTGCGGCGGCGGCGCGCATGCTGTCGGATGGCGGTTCATTGCAGCTCTGGCAGGTGCGTAGCGCGCTTCCCGGCTTGTTCGACTATCGGGCACGGCGAACTATGCGGCCGTTGGTGACGGCCGCTCGGCCCGTCGAGCTTCCGCGACAGCTTCGGCTGGTGCTCGCGATCCTCGCAGATGCAGCTGCAGACGGGCAGCCCTGCCCGACCAATTCCGAAATCGCGCTCCAAGCGGGCCTGGGCTACCCGCAGCGTGCGGCAGCTTGCGTGGCTCAGCTCCGAAACATGGGACTGATCACGGTCGAGACTATGCCGCTCCCGATCGGGCGTCGCGTGACGATCGCGGAGACGGGCGCGACCACCTCCGCCAAGGCGAGCATCTTCCTGTGACGAAATCGAGCAGCGCGTCTGCACCCCTTGGTGCGCGGCTCGAGCCGGAGGCGGGAGCGCCGCCCGCCTCCGGCGCACTTTTCACGCCGCTCGAGTCACGGCTTCCGCTCGATCCAACGGGCGAGCAGCTGGTGACCGAGCTGAGGCGCTTCGCCCGGATCAACAAGCTGACGCTGATCGAGACGCTGGCGCTGGTCGGCAAGGGCATGGAATGGCTCCGCTCTCTATCCGACGTGCGCCGCCCAGCAGCAGCCACTGTGCAGCGAGTGCGCGGCCTGGTGCTGCAGCTACCGACAGAAGAGACACGGGCGTCGGCGGTTCCCGTCCCTGCCACCGACCCCGGGCCGGGGGCGGTCTCCGTATCCGCTCCCGGCCACCAATCGCAGCCTAAGCCTGAGATCAGCGAACCGACCAAACGCATGGCCGAGATCCTCGGCTGTGAGTTCGTACCGAAGCCAGCTTCTTCGATCGCGGAGGAAGTCGCGCGTGAGGCTGAGGCAGCAGTTAGCGCAAAGGCAGCTGCGATTGCCGGCGGGCAGTCGGTCTCGGCCTTGCGCCTGCCAGCGCCAGCGGCTCTCCAAGCCGCCCTGATCGACGATCACATGGGCGCAATGCGCGCCGTCATCCGGCGTTGGCCCGAGCTGTGGGTGCGGATCGTCGAGGATGCGCGCGCCAGCGCAGTGCTGCCCGGCGAGTATTTCTTCGAGGCGGTCCGCGTCGGGTTGGATGCTCTCGACGCGAAGCGAGCGAAGGCATGAGCCGCCGCACCTTCGCCCAGGTCCGCGCCGCCGCGATCGCGACCGAGCGCGCGGCAGCGCGGGCTTATGCTGAGACGTACATCGGCGAGGTGCGCGGCCAGATCGAGAAGGGCCGGATCTCGGCTTCCGAGGGCGACATGCTCGTGAGGCGGATCCGCGCTTTTGCCGATGGTCTCGAGCAGGGGTTGCACGTCGATGGCTGACCGCACTTTGATCGAATGGGCCGACGCGACCTGGACGCCGGTCAAGGGCTGCACGCGAGTCTCGCCCGGTTGCGGCGGCCCCGGCCGCGAAGGCGGCTGCTACGCGGAGATCATGGCCGCGCGCTTCAGCAATCCCGGTCAGTGGGGCGAAGACCTCGCGAAGATCGTCACGCTACCGGACGGGACGAAGGATCACCGCTGGACCGGCGTAATCCGGTTCGACGAGGCCGAGCTGCTCAAGCCGCTACGCTGGAAAGCGCCGCGGAAGGTGTTCGTCTGCTCGACCGCCGACCTGTTCCACGACGGGGTGACGGACGAGCAAATCGATCGCGTGTTCGCAGTTATGGCGCTGAGCCCGCAGCACACGTTTCAGGTGCTGACGAAGCGATCGGCTCGCATGCGGCGCTACATCACTGATCGAGCGCGGATGGATTGGCTGAACGCCGAAATCGAGCACGTTGGACTTAAGGCGAGCGTCCCCACCAACTGTGTGTGCCGTTGCGATCGGGATGACGGAGACATCAGATGGCCGCTCCCGAACGTCTGGCTCGGCATCTCGACCGAGGATCAGACGCGCGCCGAGGAGCGCATTCCCGATCTGCTCGCCACGCGGGCGGCGGTGCGCTGGATCAGCGCCGAACCGCTGCTCGGGCCGATCGATCTGACCCAAAGCCTCTATACAGGCGAGGGCGGAGTGGCGATGCGCGGCTACTTACGCAATCCCGCCGAGCCCGACGACTTTCACTTTTTCGCGAACAAGCTGGATTGGGTTGTCGCCGGCGGCGAGAGCGGCCCGGGCGCGCGGCCGATGCACCCGGATTGGGCGCGCTCGCTGCGCGACCAGTGCGCGGCGGCGGGCGTGCCGTTCCTTTTCAAGCAGTGGGGCGCCTATCTGCCGGCCGGTCAAGTTGCGGCGCAAACGGGGCCATGGGATCCCCGCTGCGGATCCAGTCTGCTGACCACAAAGAAGAACGCTGGCCGTCTGCTCGATGGCGTCCAGCACGACGGCTATCCGGCGAGGGTGGCAGCATGAGCGCAGTCACCGGCTTCATGGCGGGCGCGCTCGCCTTCACCCCGATCCAAGTGGACGGTCTGTTCATCGACGGCTTCGCCGGCGGCGGCGGCGCGTCCACCGGGATCGAGCAGGCGATCGGCCGCAGTGTCGATATCGCCATCAACCACAGCCCGACCGCGATCGCGATCCACCGGGCCAACCACCCCGGCACGACGCATTTCTGCCAGGACATTAAGGCGGTCTGGCCGCTCGCGGCGACGCGGATGCAGCCAGTGGCCGGCGCGTGGTTTTCCCCTGACTGCAAAGAGTTCAGCAAGGCGAAGGGCGGTCCGGTCAAGGATCGCAGCATCCGCGCGCTCTGCTGGGAGGTCGTGACCTGGCTGAAGGACGTGCGCCCGACGTGCGGCTATCTCGAGAACGTCGAGGAGTTCGAATATTCGGCGCCGCTCGACGAAGCCGGCAACCCGATCAAGGGCCAGGAGGGGCGCGAGTTCAAGCGTTTCGTCCGCGCGATCCGCGCGCTCGGCTATCGAGTGCAATGGCGCATCTTGAAGGCCTGCGACTATGGTGCGCCGACCAGCCGCAAGCGCCTTTACATGGTGATGCGCTGCGATGGTCGCCCGATCGTCTGGCCGAAGCCGACCCATGGCGCGCCAGGCTCCCCGGGCGTGCGCTCGGGCAAGCTGCTGCCGTACCGGACCGCGGCCGAGTGCATCGATTGGAGCATCCCCTGCCCGTCCATCTTCGACCGCAAGCGCGAGCTCGCCCCGGCCACGAAGCGGCGGATCGCGCATGGTGTGATGCGCTACGTCGTGAACGCGGCCGAGCCGTTCATCGTGCCGGTGACGCACACCCAGACAAGCCCGCGCGCGCATGCCAGCTCGGAGCCGCTGCGGACGGTCACGACCGCGCACGGGGGTGAGTTCGCGGCGGTGGACGTCCAGGTCGCGCCCCACATCAACACAAACCGGAACTCAGCCAAGCCTTACACGGCCGGGAATGAGCCCACCCACACCATCACCGCCGAGGGTGCGCATCAGAACCTGGTAAGCGCCACCTTGGTCGGCGTCGGAGGCCGGCGTGGTCAAAGCCCGCCGATGCCGGTGAATGGGGTCTACCCTACCACGACGGCCAAAGCGGACGCGGCGCTTGCGGGCGTCTCGCTGGTGAAGATGGGCAACGGCGAGCGCGAGGGGCAGGATCCGCGCGCGCTCGACCCCGCCAAGCCGCTCGGCACTGTCACCGCGACGGGATCTCAGGCTGCAGCGGTCACCGCCTTCCTGTCGAGCTTCTACACGCAAGGCTCGAACAACCGCTCGGTCGCGAAGCCGCACCCGACCGTGATGGCCGAGAGCGGCAAGTCGGCTGTCGTCTGCGCGCACGTCGAGCAGGCGAACACAGGCATGGTCGGCCACACGCCGCGCAAGCCGCTGTCGACGATCGTCGGCAAGGGCTGCACGCAGCGCATCGTCGAGACCACGATGATCGAAGAGGGCGCGCTGCCGCCGGAGCTGATGTCGCGCGCTGTCCAGGTAGCGGCCTTCCTCGTGAAGTACTATGCCACCGACGGCGAGAACGAGGCGGCGCAGAGCCAGCGCGTCGATCGCCCGCTCGACTGCATCACGACGAAGGCGCGCTTCGCCGTCGTGACGGTCACGATCGACACCCGCACCTATGTAATCGTCGACATCGGCCTGCGCATGCTGAAGCCGCGCGAGCTAGCGCGGGCGCAGGGCTTCCCGGATAGCTACGTGCTCGATCCGGAATGCTGGTACACGACGAAGAGCGGCGCTCAGAAGTTCGGGCCGCTGCCGATCCATCATCAGATCAGCGCGATCGGGAACAGCGTCTGCCCGCCTGTCGCCCGGGCGCTCGTCGCAGCCAATCAGCCGAGCGATGCCGAGATGCGGAGGGCGGCGTGAGAGCGCCGCGTCGGATCCGCCTTTCCCGAGCCAAGGGATGGCGACTGCCGGATGGTGCAGTCAACTGCGCCCGACCAGGCCCGCTCGGCAATCCGTTCATTGTGGGCAAAGACGGTGATCGGGCACATTGCGTTGAGCTGCACCGCGCACTCCTCGGGGGCCTGATCTGCTTGAGCGCTGGGCCGTCGATCGAGGCGCAGCAGGCACATGTAGAGGCGGTGCGGAAGGCGCTTCCCGATCTTCGCGGCCGGGATCTCGCCTGCTGGTGCGCTCTCGACGGTAAGCCTTGCCACGTCGACACGTACCTAGAGCTGGCAAATAGGGAGGCGGCCGCGTGACTGCGAACCGCTCCACCGCCGTCATGCAGCGCCGATCAGTGCCACGCGGGCTCGACTACTTCCCCACCCCGCCCTTCGCCACCCGCGCGCTTATGATCGCGCTTGGCAAGCAGCTTGGCGGGCTCGAGTCTCTCCGCACCATGTCGGCGTGGGAGCCGGCGTGCGGCGAGCTGCACATGGCCAAGGTGCTGGCCGAGTTTTGCGACCAGGTTCGGGCCAGCGACGTGTTCCGGTATTCGGCTGAGCACGAGCTAATCGACTTCACGCTGACCGGGTCGACTGAGCCGGAGGTCGACCTGATCGTCACGAACCCGCCCTTTGCCGCGGCCGAGGCCTTCATCGCGACGGCACTTGGACGGGCCCGGCGCGCTGTGGCGATGCTTGTGCGGTCGGCCTTCCTCGAAGGCGGTGGCCGTCACGAGCGCCTCTTCGCGGTGACGCCGCCTACCCATGTGCTTCAGTTCGTCGAGCGGGTCGTGATGCTCGAAGGTCGCCTGGTGCGCGCGAACGAGCCTGATCCTTTCACTCAGGACGGGCGGTCGGTGCGATCCGCGACGGCCTACTGCTGGCTTGTCTGGATGATGGACGGGCCGGGCAAGGTGCTGGGTTGGCCTGCGATCGCAGAGACGAAGCTCATGTGGATCCCGCGCTGTCGTGAGCGACTCGAGCGGCCCGGCGACTATCCCGACTACGCCCGTGCGGTCGAGATCGCGCCTGCGCCTCTCCTGGAGGTCGCATGAGCCGGCGGCACGTCTGTCCAGGTCCGGGCTGCGGCCGCCCGCTCGAGCGCTGGCAGCGCCTCTGCTCGGCATGCTTCCGCGCCCTTCCGAAGGATCAGCAGCGCGCTATCGCGACGGCCCGTGTCGAGCGCAGGATCCTCGACGCGGCGCAGCTCACGCGCGCGGCCGTCGCCTGGCTAGCGGAGCACAACCCGGCCGAGTTGACGGCGCGCCGATTGGGCGAGTCCGGACCGTGAGCCTCGGCATCGGGCGAGCAGAATAGAACACACCCGCAGGGGGCACAGTTTTCCGTGAGAAGTAACCCGCATGTCGCCTCGTCTTCCGAGGCCGATTTCGTGCGCTCTGGCGCCGAGCAAAGCCGATGAGCACGCGCGCCGATCTGCCGTCGCCTATGGCCTCGGCCGCGCTGCAATATGCGCGCCGCGGCTGGCCGATCTTCCCGTGCCGCGAGTGTGACGGCGAACCCTATCAGATCCGCACGGGCAAGCGCGCCGGCGAGATGGTCACGCCCAAGGCAAAGCAGCCCTACGTCGCCACCGGCCTGAAGGCCGCGACGGCCGACGAGACGCAGATCCTCAGGTGGTGGAAGCAATGGCCGAATGCGATGATCGGCCTCCCGCTGGGCGCGGTGACCCGGGACGGCGATGGCTTCTTCGCCCTGGACTTCGACCCGCGGCACGATCCCGAGACTGGCGAGGATTTCACGCTCGAGCTGCTGAAAGAGCGCCTCGAGGCGCAGATGGGCTGCGCGGTGCCGGAGTCGCTCGCAGTCCGCACGCCCTCGGGTGGGGTGCATATCTACCTGCGCCAGCCCCGCGACGGAGGCGAGGAGATCCGCAACCGGGGCAATCTTCCCGAGCATGTCGACGTGCGCGGTCGCGGCGGTTACGTGATCGCGCCGCCCTCGATCATCGTCGAGCCGTGCGCAGACGCGACGCCGGGCAAGTATCGATGGCTCCGCGGCCGTGTGGACGCTCCCGTCGCCGAAGCGCCGCCGGCTCTCATCGAGATCCTGCGCGATCGGAGCGGCCGAAGGGCTGAGGAGCGGTCGACGCCGTCCCCTGCAGCCTCTGCGCGATCGCCTACGGGCAGCTCTGGGGACGTCGACGATCGTGTCCGCGAGGCAATCCGGAAGTACGGCCTGGCCGCCCTGGACGCGGAGCTCGAGCGCGTCCGCTCGGCCGCCTCCGGCAAGCGCAACGCGCAGCTGAACGAGAGCGCGCTCAAGATCGCGGCGCTGACCGTGTCAACGCCGATCGCGGCGATCGACGGGCGACTCGCCCGCTCTCTCCTCGAGGCCGCGGCGCGCGAGAACCCGGGGCGGGATGGCGACGGGCAGCTGCTCGCAACGATCGAGAGCGGCTGGTCCGCCGGAATCAACAACCCTCGCAACCTCGGAGAGGTCGCGGCCACTGTCATCGAGCGCGCTCGCCGCGCGCCCTCCGCCCGTCGTTCCTCCCGTCCCCCCGCCCCCAGCAATGATGAGAATGGCAAGCCAACCTCCCGTGAGGGAGGTATCGGCGCCAAGTCGACGGCAAAAGGGGGTGCGGGGCCGGATTTGGCGCGATCGTGCGCCTTTCTGCCGTTGACCGACCTCGGGAACCTGGAGCGCTTCCTGAAGCGCCACGGCAATGATTTCCTGCATGTCGAGGCCTGGGGGTGGCTGGCGTGGGACGGGAAGCGCTGGAGCCGTGACATGGCCGAGCCGCTGCTCGGTGCAGCCGTGCAGGAGACAATCCGTGCAATCCAGGATGAGGCCGAATGGGTGCGCTCGAGCGGCGTACCATGGCCACCAGAAGGCGGCTTCCCAGTCGACGATCTGAGCGACGACGACGACGAGGACGCCCAGTGGTTCAAGCACAGCGACACGGTCAAGAAACAGCGCAAGACGAAGAACGTCTTGTGGTGGCAGCAGCGGCAGCTCGCGCGCAAATCGCACAATGCAGGCGAGCGCTTCGACACGATCGTTCAGGTCAAGTCGAATGGGGATATCGTCCTCCTCTCCGACAAGCTTGCGGCCTGGGGGCGCACGTCGGAGGGCGCTGGGCATATCAACTGCATCGCCAAGCTGGCTGAGGCTCGTCTCGCTGCACGAACGCAAGATTTCGACTCCGATCCACTGCTACTGAACCTGCAAAACGGAACGATCGTCTTCGAGCGCCCAGGCGAGCATGGCTCCGCACGCTACAGGTTCCGCGAGCACCGGCGAGAGGACCGGATCACCAAGATCGGCAACGCTGACTATCTCGCCGGCGCGAGCTCGCCGCTGTTCGATCGGTTCATCTCGACGGTGCAGCCATCACCGGAGATGCGCGAGTTCCTCGAGGACTGGGGCGGCTACAACTGCCTCGGTCTGGCCGACGCCCAGAAGATGGCCGTGTTCTACGGTGAAGGCTCGAACGGCAAAGGCGTGTGGGTCTCCACGGTCGCTTGGTGCCTTGGCGACTATGCCTGGTCGACGGGCATCGAGACTTTCATGGACGCCGGCAGGACACGCAAGGGTTCCGAGGCCTCGCCAGACCTGGCCGCGCTCGCTGGTCGCCGCATGGTGTACGCCAACGAGCCAGAGGACAACTCGAAGTTCGCCGACGGCCTGGTCAAGTCGCTCACCAGCGACGAGCCGAAGGGCGGTGTCCGCGAGCTGATGAAGCCGCCGTTCGAGCTGCAGATCACATTCACGAACACCGTCATGGCGAACAACATGCCGAGGATCAGCACCGATCACGGCATTCAGCGACGCGTCCAGATCGTCCCCTGGGAGGTTATCATCCCCGATGATCAGCAGGATCTGCAGCTGAAAGCGAAGCTGAGACTGGAAGCAAGCGGCGTCCTGAATAGGCTGATCGCCGGCGCGCTTCGCTATCTCGATCGCGGGCTCATGATCCCGGAGGCGGTGAAGGAGGCGACCCGCGAGTATCAGCAAGAGAACGATCCGCTCGGCCGCTTCCTCGAGCTTTGCGTTGCAAGAGTGAAGGGCGAGACAGTCGGGGCGACGCCCATGCACCGCGTCTTTGCCGCCTGGCAGACATGGGCTGGGCAGCTGCCTCAGACTGGCAAGCCATGGTCGCCGAAGTTCCTAAACGCGCAGATGCGACGGAAGGGTTTCCGAATAACCAAGTCGAGCTCGATGGTCTGGCAGGACGTGTTCCTGCGCTACGCAGAGAGCGACTTCACGGACCACGAGGGCAAGCCCCGAGAGGGCGAGCTGCCGAAGCCGCGCCGTGCTCCGGGCGAGGATGCCCCCGAACCCCCGCGGGATGGCGTCAACTTCGGGACCCTCCCGCCCTCTGCCGACTGGGACGAAGACGATCTTATGCCGCCCTGACCCTCCCTTCCTCCCATTCGTCGGGAGGATAACGGGTCCGGAGATAGTGGCAGATTTCCGCCATTCCGGGAGCTTGTGGGAGCTTGGGAGCTTCTCGCGGACCTTGTTGCATAGCGTGTGTGCGCGGGCGCGCGTGCGAGATCATCCCTCATGTGCCTCCCAACATCCCTGAAACGAGCGAAGGCCTTGTTATGCTTAGAAATGATCCTCCCATTCATCCTCCCATTGAAAGGGAGCTTGGGAGCTTCTGGACATTTGACTGTGTCGAGGCTCGCCTTGTCGAGGCAGTCCACCTTTGGCGCCGCATGCCGAGCGGCGGCCCGAGCCCGATTGCGAAGGATGGGCCGTGGCACCTTATTCGGGCCGAATGGGGCGACTATGCCGACGCTGACGCGGCACCGCGCAAGCTGCCGCTCACCCGCGCCGAATATGCCGAGATGATGGAGGCGAGCGAGTGGCTCGGCCTGGTCGTCGAGCGCGATCGCCGGCTCGTGGTGCTCGCGGTGACGGCGCTCGCGCGCGGAGCTGCGCAGGTGCCCTGGATGGATCTTCGGGCGAAGATGGGCGTTCAGTTCGGAGCTGACGGGCTCCGGATGCGCTACGGCCGTGCGATCAATCGCATCTGTAAGGCGCTGAGCCGCAGAAATCAGGGCGGAAATCCGTCAACCCCAGAAAAGTGACGCGCGCGAAATAATAGGTGTTCGGATTGGCCCCGCTTTCGTGCCAATTCTCATCAGGCTCGGGGAGTTGTGTGACGCACCGCTTCGAGCATCCTCTCCTGAACTCTCGCGGGCGGCGGCTTCGGCTTGCCGCCCGCTCTCGTAAGGGTGCGACGTGGGCCGGCTGACCTCGCTTCGTCCGCGTGTCGGGCGACTGAGCGGCGGCCGGGTCAAGCTGGCCGAGACGGCGCGCGAGGTCGATCGCAACCGCAACGCCCAGCCTTGGCGACGGTGGTACTCGACGGCACGGTGGAAGGCGCTGCGTTGGGTCGTGTTGCGCCGCGATCGGTTCACTTGCCAGTGGCCGGGCTGCGGCCGGATCGAACCGGACACGTCGAAGCTGGTGGCAGATCACAAGCTCCCGCACCGTGGCGATGAGCGACTGTTCTGGGATGAGGCGAACCTCTGGACGCTGTGCGCCAGCTGCCATTCGTCGGCCAAGCAGCGCGAGGAGGCGAACGAACACTGAGATCCCGAGCGAAAGCCGGCGCGTTGCCAGTCAGCGCAGTCGCGACCCGTCGCCAGAAGGGGGCACGGGCCGCTGCCGGCGAGTAGGCCGGGCCACCGGGCGGTCGGGTGGCAGACCGGAGAGCGAGAGCGCCGGGCAGCGGGTGGAAGCCCCGCCACCGGACACAGGAGGGGGGTGGGTCGATCTCTGGAGAGTCCTCGGCCTCCACACCGCCACCCCTCCCATTTGGAGGTTTTTTTCTCGTGAGCGAGGATTTTGGGAAGGCCGTCGACCTGTTCGGCAACCCGATCCGGCTCACCCGGCGCGGACGCGGTCGGCCGCCGCATGAGGCAACCGCAGAAAACCGCCAAAAAGTCCTACTCTGGCTGGCGCTCGGGTATGACGAGGAGCGGATCGCCGAAGCATTCGGCATCACGACCCGCACTCTGCAAAAGCATTATTTTCATGAGCTCGCCTATCGGCGAACGGCTCGCATGGAGCTCGAGGCGAAGAACCTGCAGGCGATCGTCGCCCAGGTTGAGAGCGGCAATGCCGCCGCCATGTCGCTCCTGGAGAAGAAGCTCGAGCGCTGGCGGATCGGCGCGGGCGCGCCCAAGGGTGACAAACCGCCCAAGGCGCCCAAGCTCGGCAAGAAGGAACAGGCGCTTGTCGACGCGGTCGACGCGGGCAAGGGCACGTCGTGGGGCCAGCTGCTGAACTGATCGCCCCTGCGGGCGATCCGGACGGCTGGAACTTCGCGGTTCCAGACTGGAAGGATCGCCTGCGCAGCGGCGCATCGATCATGCCGCACCTGCCGCTCGATCGAGTGGCGGCGGCCCGCGCGGTCGGGATCTTTAACAAGCTGCGGCTTCCAGACGTGCCCGGCCAGCCCGAGCTGCTCGAAGCCGCGGGCGATTGGTTCCGAGACGCGGTTGCGGCGCTGCACGGATCGATCGACGAAACGGGCCGCCGGCGCGTGCGCGAGCTGTTCGTGCTGGTGCCCAAGAAGAACTCGAAGACGACTAACGCTGCGGGGCTGATGCTCGGCTCGCTGCTCGTCGACGATGAACCCAATCAGTTCTACGGCCTCTACGGGCCGACACAGGCCATCGCCGATCGCGGCTTCGCCCAGGCGAAGGGAATGATAGGCGCGGATCGAGAGGGCGTGCTGCAGTCGCGCTTTCACGTCCGCGACCACCTGAAAGAGATCGAGGACCTAAAAACCAAGACGGTCCTGAAGGTCGCGACGTTCGACGAGAAGATTGCGACGGGCACGATCCCGAAAGGGTATCTGGTCGACGAGGTCCACATCCTCGGCAAGATGGCCTACGCGCAGCGCGTCATGCGCCAGCTGCGCGGTGGCCTGCTCGCCCGGCCAGGCGGCTTCGGCGTGATGATCACGACGCAGTCGGACGAGCCTCCGGCTGGTGAGTTCAAGGCGACGCTCGAGCTGGCGCGCGCGATACGCGACGGACGGGTGACCGGACCGGCGGCGCAGATGCTGCCGCTGCTCTATGAGTTTCCGGAGGAGCTGCAGAAGGATCGGGCCCGCCCGTGGCTGGATCCGAATTGGTGGCCGATGGTGCTGCCGAACCTTGGGCGCTCGCTTCGCCTGGACATGCTCGTCGCCGACTTCGAGGCCGAGCGGACCAAAGGCGAAGAGGCGATCAGGATCTGGTGCTCTCAGCACCTGAACATCCAGATCGGCCTGGCGCTGCAGGGCGATCGCTGGGGTGGTGCCGATTACTGGGAGCGCGCGGCCGAGAGTCTGACGCTCGACGAGCTGATCGAACGGTCAGAGGTCGCGGTGGTCGGGATCGACGGCGGCGGCCATGATGACCTGCTGGGCGTCTACGTCATCGGCCGGGAGCGTGAGACCCGGCGCTGGCTCGGTTGGGGCCACGCCTTCGCGTTCCGCGGTGTGTTGGATCTGCGCGAGGCGATTGCGTCCCGCCTTCTCGACTTCGAGAAAGATGGTGACCTGACCTTCTGCGACAGCCCGACTGACGATCTCGCCGGAGTGGCGGCGATCGTCAAACGACTGCTCGATGCCGGGCTGCTGCCCGAGGATGATGCGATCGGACTGGACTCGGCGCACGTGGCCGACCTGGTGGACGCGCTGGTCGATATCGGCGTCACTGATGGTCAGATGAAAGCGATCGCGCAGGGCTGGCGCCTGATGCCGGCGACAAAGGGCGCGGTCCGAAAGCTGATGGACGGGACGTTCACTCCTGCGATCCAGGCACTCCTCGCCTGGTGCGTATCGAACGCGAAAGCGCAGCAGCGTGGGAATGCAGTGCTGATCGAAAAGCAGGCGGCTGGCGTCGCGAAGATCGATCCGCTGGTCGCGCTGTTCAATGCCTTCATGCTGATGGCCCGCAATCCGGTGGCGGCGGGCAGCTTCGAGTATACGGGGATCTGAGACTTGGGCCTTTGGAGCAACCTCTCGCGCTGGCTCACGGGCAGCGCCGGGGGAGCCATGCCCGGTCCATCGGCGAGCGCAAACCAGCTCAACGGCCCGGAGGCCGCACTGGGCGGGAATGCCTGGATCGCGCTCACCGGCCACACCGGCAACTTCGGCCGTGTCGGAGTGCGCGACGCTCTGACCCTGCCCGCTGTTCTACGTGCGGCCGAGATCCTCTGCGGCGTCTTCGCGATGACGCCGATGATCTACTACCGCCGCACTCCGGATGGTCCGGAGCGGGCGGAGGGCAGCCCGCTATACGAGCTGTTCCACGATCGCCCGAACGGCGTGCAGTCGCCATTCCTTTTCAAGGAAGTGATGCTCGGCGACATGCTCTTCGCGGGCAAGTTCGCCGCGTTCGTCCATCGCGACGAGATGTTCCAGCCCGACCAGCTGACCAGGTTGGACCCATACGGCGTCGGCATGTCGACGAGCTGGGACAAAAGCGACGGCTACGAGATCTTCTACGACTGCACCTTGCCGAGCGGCGGGCGCGAGCGTCTGACGCGGGCAAGCTGCTGGTACGTGCCTGGCTTCAGTCGGAACGGCCTGACCGGGTTCGACAGGATCAACCTGATGGACACGGCGCTCCGCGGCGCGCGCAGCACGGCAGAGTACGCGGCACGCTTCTGGCAGAACAACTCGCAGCCGCCGATCGCGCTCACGCTCAAAGGCAAGGTCGACCGCGATGTAAAGCGCCAGATCCGGGAGGACTGGAAGGCGCTCTATGGTGGACCGGCCAATGCGGGCGAGCCTGCCGTGCTCGACCAAGAGACTGACGTTAAGTCTCTCGGCACGCCAAACAAGGACAGCCAGTTCCTTGAGGCACGGCAGTTCGGCGTCGTCGAAGTCGCCCGCGCCTTTGGCGTTCCACCGCATCTGCTCTTCGAGCTGAGCCGAGCGACCTTCTCGAACATAGAGCAACAAAGCCTCGAGTTCGTGATCTACAACATGGGGCCGCACTACGAGCGCGTAGCCAGCGCCGCGACGTTCTTCTTCGCCGAGCCTGGGCACTATTTCGAGTTCCTGCCCGACGCACTGCTGAAGGGCGACATCAAGAGCCGCTTCGAGGCCTATGGCATGGCGATCGACAAGGGCGTGATGAACCCTGACGAGGTGCGGCGCCGGGAGAACCTTCGGTCGCGCCCTGGCGGCGATCGGTTCCGGATTGGCTCAGGCAGCCAACTGGAAGGCGCGGGTCCTCAGCCACCCGTCGAACCCTGACGAAAGGCACAGCGAAATGTCGAGATTGGTTGCAGCGATCCGCTCGCAGCCTTGGGCGATCCTGCCCGAGTGGCTGGCTGCGATCGAAGAGATCGCGCTGCGGATCGAGGGCGGCGATTCTGTCGCGCGGATTGCATTCGACGGACATGCCGAGCGCCTGGCCGAGTTCGAGGCGGCAGCGGGCGAGCGTGTGCCCGGCACGCGCTCGGCGGTGATGGCGGCTGATGGTGTCGCCATGGTCCCGTTTATTGGCCCGATCATGCCCCGAGCGACGCTGATGAGCGAGCTTAGCGGCGGTGTCTCGGCCGAGGGGCTCGGGGCCGATCTCGCGGCGCTCGATGCTTCCCGAGACGTTCGGCGTATAGCGCTGATCGTTGATAGCGGCGGCGGTGCCGTCGCCGGCATCAGCCGCCTCGCCGCCCAGATCGCGGCGATGCGGACGCCAATCATCGCACATGTCGAAGGGACCGCGGCGAGCGCCGCCTACTGGCTGATCAGCCAGACGCGCGAGATCTCGATCGACCCGACTGCGCAGGTCGGCAACATCGGCGTGATCATGTCTGGCCAGCGCCAAGAAGCGCCGGACTCGAGTGGTCGCCGGGTCTACGAGGTCGTGAGCAGCAACGCCGCCGCGAAGCGTCCGGACCTGTCGACCGAGGAAGGCCAGGCGCTCATCCGCGAAGTGACGGACGCGATCGAGGCCGAGTTCATCGAAGCCGTCGCGAGCGGCCGTGGCGTTAGCGCGGACGTCGTGAAGCGCGACTTCGCGACCAAGTATCTCAGGGTCGGGCACGACGCGAAGGCAGCCAAGATGGCGGACCGCGTCGAATATCGCTCGGCCGCAATCGATCGGCTGGCGAAGCAAATCGCCCCGACCGCGCCGAAGCGGACAATCGCCGAGGCATCCCAGGCGGTCGCGCAGCTGCGCGCGTCGCTTTAACACCAAAGGAGCATACCAATGCGCATCACTGCATTGAAGCAGCGCCTGGCGGCCGTCACGCAGAGCATGGACGGCATCCTGGCGACTGCGGCGGCCCGCCCGGAGGGCGAGCAGGATCTGACGGCCGAAGAGACGGCCGAGTTCGAGAAGTTCGAGGCCGAAGCGAAGCAGCTGCAGGCGTCGATCGCGCGCGAGGAGCGGATCCTCGAACTGAAGGCTTCGGCGGCTCGCCCGGTTCAGGACATGCCCGGTGGCCCCAGCTCCGACCGCCCCACCGCGCCCGCGCAGCCCGCCGAGAAGGGCATCACCTTCGCCCGCATGACGCGCGCGCTCGCGGCCGCCAAGGGCATCCCGATTGTCGCCCAGCAGATCGCGGAGAGCTGGGGCGACAGTGGTCTGTTCGCCAACCAGAATATGGGCTCCGGCGGCGCCGGCGGCTTCCTGGTGCCCGAGGACGTGTCGACTGAGATCATCGAGCTGCTGCGCCCGCAGTCGGTGATCATGTCCTCGAACCCGATCGTCGTGCCGATGCCGAACGCCAACATGACGATGGGGCGTCAGGCGACGGGCTCGAACGCGAGCTATATCGGCGAGCAGCAAAATGCGCCGCCCACTGGCGTGACGTTCGGTCAGGTCAAGCTGTCGGCCAAGAAGCTGGCGGCGCTCGTACCGATCAGCAACGATCTGCTGCGCGCCGCATCGGTCGCGGCTGACCGTGTGGTCCGCGATGACCTCACACTCTCGCTTGCCGTCCGCGGTGACCTCGCGTTCATCCGTGGCGCCGGCACCGAGTTCAGCCCGCGTGGTCTGCGCTTCCAGCACACCGGTTTCCAGACCGAGGCAACGCACATCCTGACGGCGAACGCGACCGTCAACATGATCAACGCGCTGTCGGATCTGGGGCGCCTCGAGCTGGCGATCGAGAATGCGGACGTGCCGATGCTGCGGCCGACCTGGCTGTTCGCGCCCCGCACGAAGAAGTTCCTGGAGAACCTGCGGGACGGCAACGGCAACCGGGTGTTCCCGGAGATGGCCAATGGCGAGCTCCGGGGGAAGCCGTTCAAGACGACGACCCAGATCCCGGTCAATCTCGGCGGTGGCGGCAACGAGTCGGAAATCTACCTCGTCGACTTCGCGCAGATCGTTGTCGGCGAGCACATGGGTCTCGAGATCGCGATGACCACCGAGGGCGCCTACGTCGACGCGAATGCGCAGATGCAGTCGGCCTTCAGCCGCGACGAGACGGTGATGCGTGCCATCCAGCAGCACGACATCGGCACGCGGCACCTGGCCGCAATCGCGGTGCTGACCGCCGTCATCTGGATCCCCTGATCCACGGATGAGTGACCCGGGCCGGCGCGGTGCCGGCCCGGATGGAGTGCCCTCGGGTCGCGCCTCGCGCCGCCCAACTCGGGCAGTAATGGGAGACACGACATGTCGATCACTGGAATGCGGGCGGTCGGCGACGAGATCACCGTCCGTCGCGCCGCCGCGAACACGGCCGTCACTGCGGGTGGCGCCGGCGACAACACGCTGGTCACCGGCGTCATCATCGATCGCTTCGCGCTCGGCCTGCCCGAGAGCGCAGTCATCGCGCTTCTCTGGGCCGCCACGCTGGCCGCTTCGCAGACGCTCAGCCTGGGCTGGACACTGCAGCACGGCGACGCTGCGAACTTGTCGGACGCGTCCACGCTCACCAGCGCGAACGCCGCGGTGGTGGCCACCGGCGCCGGCTCTCCGACTGGCCAGCTCGAGGCGAACGTCTCGCTCCGCGGGGCCAAGCGCTACCTCCGGCTGAACTTCACGCCGGATCTGTCGGCGGCCAACACGGACACCGCGGCGATCGCGGCGACGATCGTGTTCGGTGGGGCGTCGAGGCTGCCGCAATGAGCGCGGTGAAGGCGGTGCGGTTCACGCGTCACTACCGCATCTACAACGCCGGTGAGGTCGCGGGCTTCGATGAAGCCGTGGCCGACGCTCTGATCGCGGCGGGCTACGCAGATCCTCACGAGGATGGGCCGACGAAGCCGGCCAAAGCGGCAACTGCGGCGAAAGCCAAAGCTTCCGCGAAGCCGCAGCCGGGTAAGCCGAAAGCTCAGGCTCAGGGTGGATCCTCGGCGCCGGCGGCAGGCGCTTCCCCGGACACCGGAAACCAGCAAGCTACCGGAGACGGTCAGCAGGCGCCGGCAGGTGAAGGTCAGCCGCTGCCACCCGACGAAAGCTGACGTCTACGAGCTGGCGGGAGCGGGGCGAGGGGCGGGCTGAGAGGCTCGCCCCTCTTTGATAATCGGAGAGCTGACTCATCATGCCGATCACCTTGGCTGACGCCAAGCAGCAGCTCCGGGTCGATATCGACGACGATGACGCGCTGATCCAGCGTTACATCAATGGCGCTGCGGCCTATGTGGAACGCCACACCGGCCAGTTGCTGACCCGGCGACAGGTCAGCTTCAGTTTCGACGCATTCGTGGCCGAAGGTCTCGAGCTGACTGCCTGGCCTTCGCCGGCAGACGCGACGATCAGCTATCGGGACCCGGACGGCGTGGATCGGACTCTTTCCTCGCCACGCCTTCTCGCGCGCCGATATCGGCCGAAGGTTCTGCCGGCGAGAGGCACCAGTTGGCCCGCAACCGATGCCGGCCCGGAGGCGGTGCTGGTGACTGTGACGGCGGGCTTCGATGCTGGGCAGGTCGAGCCCGACATGCTCGTTGCAGTTCAGATGCTTGTCGCCCATTGGTATCGGAACCGCGAAGCCGAGGGTGAGAGCACGCCCGGAGTCGATGCTTTGCTGGGTCCGCACAGGAAAGAGTTCCTGTGACGGGGGTGCCCGGCGGCGAGCTCAATGAGCGCATCGGCGTCCAGATGCGCGTCCGCACATCGAATGGCCAAGGTGGATACTCGCTCTCCTGGCAGCCCGACACCCCGCCAAAGCGCTGGGCGAAAATGCAGGGCATGTCCGGTGACGAAGCGGTCGCCGCCTCGGTCGAGCGCTCGGTCACCCGTTGGCGGGTGACAGTGCGTCGTCGGCCCTCTCTGACCGCAGAACATCGCCTGACCTGGAAGAACATCATCCTCGATGTGAAGGCGGTTCTACCTCACCCCCGCTGGGACGACTGCGACCTGCTGATCTGCGAGAGCGGCGCTACCGCGACGGGCATCTGACATGGCGACCAGGTTCAGCGGCGTGCGGCGAATCCGGCGCACTCTGCGCGCGATACCTGAGACCGCGAGATCCGAGCTGGCCGCTCTGTTGCAGGAGTTTGCGCCAAGGATCGGTTCCGCCATCAGGGCGCGCGCTCCGTCGCGAACTGGCGCGCTTCGTGCTGCGATCACGTCGAAAGCATTCCCGCGGACGCTGAAGATCCGCGCCGGCCTGACGAAGGCTCGGAGCCGCAGGGTCTTCTACGGCCGCATTCAGGAGTTCGGGCGCAAGGCCCAGACCGTACGCATCACGCGCGGGCCGCGCCGCGGTGCTTCGCTGCGGGTGCGGGCAATGGCTGCCAAGAGGTTCGTGAGCGGGCGGATGCCGGAAGTTAGATCCGAGCTTCGGGCGCGGCTGAACAGACTTTGGGACCGGGTGCTCGGCAAGGCTGCGAGAGGCGGTGGCGGTGACGATTGACGCAAGCGACGCCTGCGAGGCCGCGATCTACCAGGCGCTGGTTCCCGCCGTCTCCCCGGTCACCGTGTACCAGCATGTGCCCGAACCAATCCCCTCTCGCATGGTCGTGATCGGCGAGATCTCGGAGGAGCCACTCGGCACCAAGGGGAATGATCCCGATCGCCGCGTCACGGTGCAGATCCTGACTGCGGTGGAAGGCGAGGAGCGCAAGCCCGTGCGCCAGATCATGGCGCAGGTGGATGGCGTGCTGGATGGCGCGACGCTGACCTACGACGGGTGGCGGCTCGCGTTCACCCTCGCCGGCAGCGAGGCGGGCCTCGATGCCGAAACAGGAATCTACTTGGGCACGTCTCGTTTCGACGTGCTCGCCCTCAGGGACGACTAAAGGAGCACGCCATGGGCAAGAAGCTGGGCAATGACTATCGGCTGTGGATCGAGAGCGCCACGCCGGGCACGTTCAACGAGATCAAGGGCAACACCACGCTGACGATCAGCCGGGAAAGCCAGCTGATCGACACCGCGACGAAGAGCGACTTCCCGTATGGCTCGCAGGCTCCTGGCCTGAAGACCCTGACGATCAATGCCGAGATCTTCCCCGATCTCCCCGACGCAAACGGGTACGGACGTCTCGAAGCGGCGGCGCTTGCCGCCACGACTACGTCGACGAAGTTCCAGATCCGCAAGGGTGGCTCGGCAGGAAGCGGCACGGACGTGATCTTCGCGGCGAGCCTGTACGTCGGCAACTTCAACACAGAAATGTCGAAGAACGACGTGGTGAAGTGCAGCTTCCAGCTCACGCTGGACGGCGCTCCGACCACCGACGCCCTGGCCTGATCCGATGGCAGTCGTGAACGACGAGCGAGGCGAGCTGATGCTCCTCCTCGAGGGCGTAGAGTATGGCCTGCGGCCGAGCTGGGAAGCGGTGCAGGCGATCGAGAACAAGCTCGGTCGCGGGCTCGTCGAGCTCGGGCGCGACGCGACAATGGGCAGGCTCACCACGGGCGATGCGGCGGTGGTGATTGGCGAACTGATCCGCGCGTGGGGGCGTGCCACCGAGCAGAAGCAGGTCGCGGCCTTCAAGGACACGCGGATCGGCGAGCTGCTGTTCGAGGCCGGCCCCGGCTTCGGTTATGTCGGCGTCATGCGGGCAGTGGGCGGCGTGCTCTCGCTCGCGGCCACGGGTGGATACACCGCCCAGGGGGAAATGAAGGCGCCGGCGGAGATGAAGATGGCGGACGGCTCGACGGAGACGCCGACGAGCGAAGCCGCTGCCGCCGGCGCCTGAGCGGTTTCGCAATGGTTCGGCTCGGCTGGTCGCCGAGCCAGTTCTGGGCCGCCACGCCCCACGAGTTCTGGGCGGCGTACGAGCAGCTCGAGCGCGACAACAAAGAGATCGACACGTGATCGATCTCACCACCTGACAGTCCGAGGATAGCGGTTCATGGCCTCATCTCCTGATCTGCAGCCGCTGCTGATCAAGATCGATGCCAGCTACGAGCTGCTGCAGCGTAACCTCGCCCAAGCCACCCGCGCGTACGACGGGTTCGTGTCGGGTGCCGAGCGGAGTGCACAACGTTACGACGCCGCGCAGAAGCGTGTGCAGGACCGTTCTGGACAGCTCCGCGCTGCTCAGCAGCAGCTCGGGTTCCAGATCAGCGACGTGGCCACCCAGTTCGCGTCCGGATCCAAGCCGCTCCAGATCTTCGGACAGCAGTTTCCGCAGATCATCCAGGCGCTTGCGCTCATGCTGCCTGCTACAGCAGCTGCGGGCGACTCTGCGCAACAGGCAGGGGGCCAAGTCGGCGAGCTCGGTGAAAAGGCGGTAGAGGCGGCGGAGAAGGTCGGGCAGACCCAGTCCGCCGGGTCGCGGTTCGTCAGCTTTCTCTCGGGCCCGTGGGGCGTGGCCCTGACCGCAGCCGTGATTGTCCTCGCCCCGCTGGTCAGCAAGCTCTTCGAAGCCGAAGATGCGCTGATCAAGGCGAGCGCGGGAGCTGACGCACTCGGCCGCGCGCAGGGCGCTCTCGGCGGGCTGGTCGACCTAACCACCGGCAAGATCAAGAGCCAGAACGAAGCTCTGCGGCTGAACGCCGCCCTGACTGCTTACAACCTTCGACAGGAGGCCGAGCTGCTGCGGCAGCAGGCCAAGGCATCTCGCGACCAAGCTGCACGGCCGGGATTGTTCGAGCAATTCGGCCTTGCCTCTGCACCAGGCGCTGTCGTCGGCGTGACCCCCGAGCAGCTGACGAACAACGTTCGAAAGCTGCTGTCGGACGTGGACAGCGGCGCGCTCCGCGGCGACCAGGCGTTCAATCTTGCGCGCACGATCGATCTGCAAGGCTCCGCGATCGGTCGCAAGGAACTCCTCGAGACCATCACGCGCATCGTCGACGCGCGGGACAAGGAAGCTCGCGCGGGGCAGATCGACGAGTTTCTGAGCTCGGGCAAGTTGCCGGCTGAGCTCAAGAACCCGCCGCGCGGCGGATCGAAGCAGGTGAAGGAAGATCCCTTCCCCGGCCTTCGCGATCGCTTCGATCTGCAGATCGCCGAGGCGCAGGCGGCACTGCTTGGATCTGCAGAAGCCGAGACGGAACTGGCGCGGAAGCGTGTCGAAGCGGCCGCCGCCGCCGATGTGCGTGAGGTGCAGTTGCAGGCTGCGCGCAAGGAAATCAGCGCATCGGAAGCCGCCATCCTTCGCGCCAAGATCGCTGAGCGTTCCAAGGCCGAGCAGGCGCTGATCGACCTCGAGGAGCGCGAGCGACTCCGCAACGAGACCTTCGATCTTGAAACTGCCGGCAATCGGAACGCGCAGGATCTTCTTCGCGAAGAAGCCGGGCTGGCTCGTACCCAGACCGAGCGGCGCCGCATTGCGCTCAGGCTGCTCGATCTCGCCTTTTCGCAAGAGCGCGCGGAGCAGGAAGCGGTGCTCGCCTCAGAGCGCGCGACGGAGGCGCAAAAGCGGATCGCAAAGGCTCGGCTTGAGCAGCTGAACTCCATTCAGCCGCTCGCTCGCGAAGCCGCTCGGCGCGGCACCTTCACGCCTTTAGAGGGCTTCATCGACTCGCTCCCGAAAACCACCGAAGAGATCAACGAGGCGATCGAAGGCATCGAGGTTCAGGGCCTCCGCAGCCTCAATGACGGCATTGTCGACGCGATCACGGGCGCGCGCTCGCTCGGCGACGTGTTCAAGAACGTTGCCAATCAGATCATCGCGGATCTTCTTCGTATCGCAGTCCAGCGATCGATTATCGAGCCACTGGCGGGCGCTCTGTTCCCGTCCGATGGCGGAGGCCTGGGCGGGATCTTCAGGAGTCTGTTCGGTGGCGCTCGCGCTAACGGCGGTCCCGTCAGTTCTGGCCGCGCCTATCTGGTTGGGGAGCGTGGGCCCGAGCTGTTCCTGCCCCGCCTATCTGGGTCCGTCGTGTCCAACAGCTCGCTCGCGAACAGCATGCGCGCGGGCGGTGGTGGCGGTCGCTTCTCGGTTGAGGTGGTGCCCAGCGATTACTTCGATGTTCGCGTCCGGGAGGTTGCCACTCCCGTCGCGGCCACGTTTGCCCAGGGTGCTGTAATGGGCGGCGCAGCGCTCGCGCAGCGTAAGGCAGGCAAGGCGGCGAGCCGCAGGATGGGTCGGGGTTGACGTGTCGATCTTGATCCCCAACGAGCCTGGCCTGCGTAGCCATGAGCCGCAGCTGCTGGATTTCGGCGCGGTCCAACAGGGCGCGCTGGGTGGGGCTGCTCAGCGCCTGAACCGCCTGGGCACGCGCTTCGGGATGGTCTTTGAGGTTGCGCCGGCGTCCAGTGGCACGACGGGTCGCATCTTCTTTCTGCGGCTGATCCGCGCGCTCAGGCAAGGCGCAATCATGGCAGTACCCCAGCCGGGCCTCGTGATTGGGTCGCCGGGTGCTCCGGTGGTGAACGGTGCCGGCCAGACCGGATCCACGCTCGCGCTCCGCGGCTTCTCGGCTGGTTACCAGGTGCGAGAGGGCCAGTTCTTCAGCCTGATCGTCGGCGGACGTCGGTATCTTCACACGTTCGGCGCAGACGGGGCAGCCAGCGGGTCTGGCACCTTATCTATCGCGATTGAGCCGATGCTGCGGGTCATTCCTCCGGATGGGGCCACCGCAGAAGTCGCTCAACCCTACATCGAAGGGCTGATCTCGGGTGAGGCTGTCCGCGCCACAATGGGACTCGCGCCCATGTCCGAGTTCCCGCCCTTCACGATCTCGGAACAGCAATGAGCCAGTTCACGCCGCAAATGGAGACGGCGCTTTCGGCGCCGATCGTCTCCATATTCGGAGCGATCGAAATCCTGCTGCCGAGCTATACGCTTCGCCTTCTCGACGGCGCCGGCGTGCTGTCATTTGGCGGCCGGACCTTCGTCGGCCTTGACCCAACTTTCGGCTCGATCGACTCGATTGAGGAGATCAGCGATGGTGGCGGCGACGATGCGCCAGCGGTCACGTTGACGCTCAACCCGTCGAGCGACGCCGCCGCCGGCGTCCTCGCCGCGCCTGACATGCAAGGCAGTCAGGTGTCGATGTGGATCGGCGCGTTCGATGCGGCGACTGGCGGTGTCGTGCCGGATCCGCTCCTCGTGTTCCTCGGCAGCGTCGAAGTACCCACGATCAAGAGCGCGTCGGATGGCCGGCAGATCGAGTTCGAGATCGTCTCCGCATTCGAGCAGTTCTTCTTCGACGACGAAGGCGCGAGACTGTCGGACACGTTCCACCAGAGCCTGTTTCCCGGCGAGACGGGTCTCGCTGGTGTCACCGGTGTCGACAAGCAGATCTACTGGGGCGTCGAGTCTCCGCGGCCCTCGGTCACCTACTATGGCGGTGGCGGCGGCGGTGCGTTCCTGGAAGGCCTCAACTATGCGTTCCGGTGAGCTGTGAGCCTGCTTGCTCGCACCGAGATCGCCCAGGCGACGCTGGATCGCTTCAAGGGTCACCCGCTCACCTATGGCCGGCATGATTGCGTCCAGATGGCTGCCTTCCACCTGCGGGCGAGCGGGTATCGGGTCCTGCTTTCCAAGGGCGGCCGATATCGCTCGGCGATCGGCGCGGTGCGTGCGCTCCGCCGAGCAGGCTATCAGGATCTGTTCGGGGCGCTGGATGATCTCGGCCTGGTGCGGATCGCGCCGGCGGCAGCCATCGTGGGCGATATCGTCGCCCTGCCCTCGGAAGAGGAGATCCTTCCGGCGCTCACCATAGCGCTCGGCAACGGCCGAGTGATTGGCTGGCACCCCGATGCAGAGGGTGCCGCTGTTCTTCAACCGCTCGCCTTCGAGGCGGCGTGGAGAGTTGAATGTCGAAAGTCGTGAAGATTGCGGCGGCCGTCGTGGCTGTCGTCGCGATCACTGTCGCAACCGCTGGCATCGGCACCGCGCCGGCGATCGGCGCGACAGTCACGACGGGCACTCTCGCCACCGGTGCCACGTTGACGGTCGGCACGGCGGCCGTCGCTGCCACCGGGGCCAGCCTCTTCGGCATCTCCGCCGGCACGCTGCTGCTCGCCTCGAGCGCGCTCAGCATGGCTTCGGGTCTCCTCGCGAAGAAGCCTGCCGTCACGACCGGCAGCCAGACCGTGTTCAAAGCCGACCCGAGCGCCGGCATCCCATACGCGATGGGCCGCACCGGCACGGCTGGCAACATCGTCTGGCGCTCGAACAGTGACGGCTGGTCGAACAAGACGCCGAACGACTTGAGTGATTTCGTCGTCGTCCACTCGCTTGGTCCGATCGACGCCTATGAAAGCTTCGATGCGGATGACGTCGTGACGTCGTTCGACGGGGCCGGCAATGCGATCGGCGCCGCCTACCGCGACTACATGTTCCAGCGAAACCAGCTGGGCGCGCTTCCGGAGTCGAGCGCGCTGGCTGTCCAGGCTGGCATCTCGCCGAGGCCAAGTGGCTGGTCGACGAGCTCGAAGCTCTCTGGGCTTGCCGCGTCTATGTGGCGACTGCGGTTCGACGCGAAGGGCGAGAAGTTCGGCAACGGCACGCCGAAGCCGCTCTGGGTCGTTCGCGGCGTCAAGGTCTATGACCCTCGCCTGGACAGCACCTATCCGGGGGGGTCGGGCAGCTGCCGCGCGAACGACGAGAGCACGTGGGTCTATTCCGAGAATCCCTATCTGCACGCTCTGACCTGGCTGCTCGGCCGCACCCGCAATGGCATTCGCGTCATGGGGGTCGGCGTGCCGATCATCGCGATCGACGTGCCGGCATTTGTCGAGGGCGCGAACGTCGCCGATGCGAATGGCTGGAAGATCGGCGGCGTCGTCTACTCGGTCGACAGCAAGTGGGAGGTCTACAAGGCGATCCTTCAAGCCGGCGCGGGCGAGCCGCTGCGCCTGGGCGCGAAGATCAGCTGTCTTGTCCAGACGCCTCGCGTGTCGCTCGCGACGATCGGCGTCGATGATCTCGCTCCGGGTGAGGTTAGCGTCCAGACCACTCAGCGGCAGCGCGATCGCATCAATGGCGTGATCGCCCGCTACCGGTCCGAGGCGCATGGCTGGGACATGGTGCCCTCGGCGCCAATCCGCGTGCCCAGCTACGTAACGGCGGACGGTGGCCAGCGGACGCGGGAGATCGAGTATCCGCTGGTGCAGCAGGATACTCAGGCGGGTCACCTGGCCGGCTACGAGATCCAGAATGCGCGCGAGTTCGGCCCGATTTCGATGCCGCTCAAGCTGCGCTGGATGGGCTACCGGCCAGGCGATTGCGTCACGGTCAATCTGCCGGAGAGCGGGCTCAATAGTCAGCTGATGCTGATCCTCAACCGGTCGCTCGAGCCTGGCGGCGCGATCGTCACCCTGACAGGGCGATCCGAGACTACTGCGAAGCACGCCTTTGCGCTGGGGCAGACGGCCGTCCCGCCGCCAACTCCCGGCGTCTCAGGGCCTCCGCTCGTGCCTACGCCGGCCTCGGGGGATTGGACGATCGCCGCTACCTCGGTCACCTCAGGCGGCGTGACAGTGCCAGCCCTCGACGTTCGAGGCTCTGCGCCCAGTTCCATCGAGGAGATTGTGTTCGAGTACCGGGTCTATACCGGCGCGGGCATGGATCCCGAGGCCGGCTGGCTCGCAGGTGGGGCGGAGCCGCCATCCACGACGGCGAAGATCTTCACATCCGTCGCCAGCGGCGCTCAGTACCAAGCTTCTGTCCGGTACCGCGCGCGCGGCGCTAGTGGGGGCCGGCTGATCCTCGGACCTGTCGCAACGGCCGCTTGGGCGGGTGTCGAGGGCGCTTCTGCCTTCACGACCACATTGACCAGCATGACGCGCGCGGGCGGCAAGTTTACGGCTACTGGGTCAGGCTTCGTGTTGGCCCAAGCGCGCAGCGTGGAACTGTTCCCGCAGGGGCGGGTCGGGCTCGTCTATCGCGGCGGCGATCTTCATATCGGGCTTGCAAACCCAGCTCTGAGCGACACCTCGCCGGACAACTTCCTGAGCCTGTCCACGCCGGGATGGTGGGGTGTGGGGACCGATTGGAAGCGGCATCGCTCGTACGCCAGCTTCCTTCCGACCGGTATCAATCCGGCTGTAGGGCAGGTGATTGAGGTCGCGCACATCGGCACCGAGATCCGCGGCTTCATCAACGGCGTCGATGTGGGGACCGCGATCCTTACCGGCGTCCCGGCCACGCGGTCGCACCAGCTGGTGCTGATCATCGCCAATGCGGGCGACTTTGCAGACAGCGTAACCTTCAGCCGCGCCGGCTCACCGGGAACGGACGGCATCGATGGTATCGACGGCACGGACGGTAAGCTGGTCGAGTTCATCTGGAAACGTGCCCCAACGGTCCCGACGACGCCAACCGGCAATGGCATTCCGGCGGGATGGTCGGACGATCCGCCAAGCGGGACAGATCCGCTCTGGATGTCCAAGGCTAAGCAGGAGCTCGATGGTACGCTCGTCGCGGGCGAGTCATGGTCGGCGCCTGTTCGGCACGACGGGCCGCCTGGGACAAATGGCACGAACGGCACGAACGGCACGAACGGAACCGATGGCTTCACGATCGCGCCGGCCTCAGCCGCCTTCTCGATAGCCTGCGCGTCCGATGGCACGCCAAAAGCCGGCGAGTTCAACAAGGTCATCACCTTCGTGCTACGGCAGGGAAGCGGCGCCGACCTGGCTGGGGACGCTGCGACGTCCTTCTCCGCGCCGACCATCGTCGGCTGCACGGCGGCGCTGAGCGGCACGCGAGGCCAGACGTTTACGATCAGCGCGATTTCGGCAGATAGCGCCTATGTCGACGTGGTCGCCTCCCGCAGCGGCACGCCGGTGGCGACGGTGCGGGTGACGCTGACAAAGGCAAAGGACGGCGTCTCGCCGGGCCCGTCCTATCCCGCCATTCAGATCACTGCGGGCACGACGACGTACCCCGATCGGGTGGTGCTGACCAACGGTCAGTCGATCAGTGCCGAGGCTCGATATCGCACGCTCGGCGATACTGTGACGGGGAGCGGCAACAGCCTGCAGGTGCAGATCCGGCCCGCCGGCGGCGCTTGGTCGGTGATGACTGGAGGCAGCAACACACAGAGCAATGGACCTGGCGATCCCGTCACGCTCGGCGTTGGCGCCGCGAGCTTTACGAACGTGAGCGGCGTCACCCAGTCCTATGAGATGCGCACGGTGATCGTGAATAATGGCGGCGGCACCGAGCGCCCCGAGCTTTGCTTCCTGAAGATCGGCTGACCATGGCCTTTGCCCTCATTCGCAACAGCGACAACGCCTGGCTCGACGGCCCGCTCGAGCAAGCGCCCGCGCCTGAGGAGGGCGAGCGCGTGATAGAGGTGGCCCTGGGTTATCCAGACCGCGTCGCCTGGGTTCCTGCGAGGGGCGGCTTCGTCGACATCGTCACGGCAGCTCCGCTTCTCACGGTCGGTCGCTTCAAGCTGCTCTTCACATACCAGGAGCGCGCGGCGCTCCGGGCAGCCGCGCAGACCAGCGACCTGATTGCCGACTTCCTGGACCTGCTGAACGGGTTCACGGACGGGGTGTCTCTGGACGATCCGGTGTTGATCCAGAGCATCGAGGCGCTGGTCCCGGCTGGTCTGCTGACCGCTGCGCGCGCCGAAGAGGTTCTCGCGGGCACGACGCCCGCCTGACGCCCGCCGGCGCGGAGCCGGCCTTATCAGGAGTCGACCATGAAGTGGATCAAGCCTCTGCTGGGGGCGATGGTGCTCTGCGCCCTCGCCTTCCTCATCATTGCGCCCGTGATGTCCTCGACGGCCGCGGCCATGTCGATGGCGGCGACGATCGCCGGAGTGCCGCTCGTTGCTTGGTACGTCGAGACGGCGCCCGCTCATTCCCGCTTGCGAAGGGTGCAGCTGATGATCGCTGCTGGGCTCGGCATCGCCACCCTCGCCGCTTGCAACCCGACGCCGAAGATCGAGCCGACGCAACCGGTTCCGATCGAACCGTGCAAGCCCGGGAACCCGGAGTGCACCTGGCCCGACGGCCAGCCGAAATAGCCTGAAACTCCAACGGGGGGACGATTGCCATGACCAACCGCGAAGCCGCGGTCCTGTGGGTGCTCGCATATGGCGCAGCGCTCTCCGCCTTCGTGGCGCGCATCGTCTACCTGTTGGGGGTGGTCACGATCGAGCCACCGCTCGAGCCGGATGCTGTGAGGCTCTGGCAGCGCAAGCGGCGCTGGCTCGTCGCTTCCGAGTTCGCCGCATTGCCGATGTTCGCAACGCTGTCGGTACTCGCGGTTGCACAGGGCTGGCTCTCGCCCGTCGCCGCGGTGATCGCGGCGCTGGCCAGCGGCGCACTCGGCTTCGCCTTCTTCGTGCACGCCCTCGAGACGGTCGTGCGCAACCGGCTGAATGTCAAAGGAGCGCAGCATGCTGAGCGGTGACGCGCAGATCGTCCTCACGGGCGTCGCGACCTTGTCCCTCGCCACTTCGATCGGCCTGGCCGTGAATGGAGTTCGCACCCCTCGCGTCATCCGCGACGCCTTCGAGGCCGCGGCTGAGACGCTTAGGTCGATCGCGCCGCCGCCTGACGATCCCGAACTGAGCGCGCTGCTCGAGCAGATCGACGCTCCTGCAAAGGACGACACGAAATGAGCATCACCTGGGCCGACGTGCAGCGTCGGATCGGAGTCGAGCCTGACGGCGTGCCCGGCCCCCAAACGCTGGCCGCAATCGCGCGCGAGCTCGGGCTCGTCGACAGCAAGCTTGCCTGGGGTGCGAAAGTCAGCCCAGCCTTTCGCGCGGAGGTACGGTCCATCGCCGCCGAGCTCGGCTGCGATCCGAGCGACCTGATGACGTGCATGGCCTGGGAGAGCGGCCGCACCTTCAGCGCGAGCGTCCGCAACATGGCCGGAAGCGGGGCCACCGGACTGATCCAGTTCATGCCTGCGACCGCGCGCGGGCTCGGCACCACGACTGATCGCCTCGCCGCACTGACTGCAGAAGAGCAGCTCGACTACGTCGCCGATTATTTCCGCCCATTCCGCGGCCGGCTGAACAACCTCGGCGACCTCTACATGGCGATCCTCTGGCCTGCCGGCGTCGGCAAGCCGGATAGCTTCGTGCTCTGGGACCGCGCCACTCGGCCGACGACATACCGTCAGAACATGGGCCTCGACGTGAACCGCGACGGCGCGATCACTCGGGGCGAGTGCATGGTGAAGCTCAATGCCATGAAAGCCGAAGGGCTCCGGCCGGAGAACCTGGCGTGAGCCCCGACCAAGAGGCCCGCCTGATCGCGCGAGCCGGCCTCGGCTGCGCCTTCGCCATAATCGTCCTGATCGCGCTTGGCGCCGGCATGGCTCTCGCCGCCGCCCGTCTGATGGAGATCTAGCCCATGCCCCGCGTGCCCTACCTGCGCGTGATCCTGACCGTCTGTGCCGCTGCGCTGGCGGGCTACGCCGCCCTCTCCGCCTGGGTTGTCCTGGTGTCGAAAGACCCGGCGATGATCGGCGACGTGATCGGCACCTGGAAGAGCTTCGCCGTCGCCGCCGTCATGTTCTGGATCGGCTCCTCGAGCGGCGGAAAGTCCACGATCGACAAGGGAGACCAGCAATGAAGAACCTGATCCTCGCCGCCTGCGCGCTCGCGCTCTGCAGCTGCGCTACCGCCGGCGCAGTCGTCGGCCCACGCCCGGGGGAGACGCCCTGCGACTATGGCCGCCGCGTGCTCGATGAGGCGCAGCGCCGGCTCGACCAGGCGCAGGCTGCAGCCGGCACCGTCTGCACCCTCGCCGGCCAGTGAAGCCGGTGCGCCGCTGAACGGCGGCGGGAAACGTCCAGCGGCCGAGCCGCCCAGCTCTTAAGAAGAGGAAATCAGAATGGCCGACCAGATCATCGCAGTCATGTCCGGCTTGCCGAAGCGATATCAGGACATGGGCGACGGTACGTTCGCGGAAGTCGTAGTCGCGGCCGGTGGCGGCGGGGGTGGCGCGGCGAACGATCGCGAGCTGATCACGCTCGTCTTTCGCGTCACCACCGCATTCAGCGGGGCGAGCGTTGGCGACCTGCTGACGCTGACCCAGATCCTCGACGTAGACGGTGCCGCCGCGTCGGTCGCGACGGTCTGGCGCAACCAGACGACGGGGGCTGATCTCGGCTCCGCACCGTCCTTCGCCAACGTCGAGCTAGCCGGCAGCGGCGGCAGTGCGACCGCGGCGAAGCAGGACACCATCATCGGCCTGATTGACACGCTCGAAGCGCTGGTAACTGGCGTCCAGACCCGGCTCGATGCTGCCAATGCGTCGCTCGACGCGATCGAAGCTCAGTCGATCAGCACAGCTGCCGTCCTGACCTCAAGTGACTCAAGCGCGGCGTCGGTTATCCCGAACCTGGACACGGCCGCCTATACTGCCGGTGACGTTCTTTTCACCGCGGCCGAGATCGCGAATGCGGTTAACTCAGGTAAGGCCGCTCTATTGGCCGGCGTCACGGTGATCGACAAGGATGATCAGGCCGCAGCTGGCCTCGACCTGTATTTCTTCTCGATCGGCACGGCGAGCATGGGCGCGCGCAATGCCCCAGCAACCTCAATCACAGATGCGGATGCCGACAAGTTCCTCGGCCGCGTGTCGATCGCTTCAGCGGATTGGGAAGATGTGGGGGGAGCGAAGATCGCGCGCGTCAATGCTGGCAACATACCGCTCGTCGGGGAGGGCTCGCCCAATACCTCGGTCTGGGTGATCGGGGTCACCCGCGGCACGCCTACACAGACCGCGAACGGGATCGTCGTCCGTCCGTTCATTGTCCGCTGAGACTCCGGATGGCTCGCTTCGGATCTCCGATGTTGGCGCAGATCCTCGGCGCTGGGGTTTTCACCTCAACGCCCACACCTGCGCCGGCGCCGTCCGGCACCGACCCGCTGACGTTGTCGCCGATCGCTGCTTGGGATTTCTCCCGATCAGTGTTGGCCGTTAACAATGACGGAACGGGTGGTACGCCTTCGGTTGGTGCGGAAGTCTACTATCTGGCTGACCTGGTAGGGACAAAGCACGCGCGGCGCATCGCAGGTGCCGCGCCCATCCGCCGAACCGACGCAACGCTCTCGCGCGACTATGGCGAGTGGACGAACAGCGGCGCGGCTCGCTTGCAATCTGACGCGTTCACCCAGGCCTCGCCTTTCGAGATCTTCTGGGTCGTTCGCCCGCGCTCTGGCACGGCTCCGGCGGGCTGGAAAGCTGACGCCTATCTCGGCTCGTCGCGTGATGGCTATTCTGCGGCGGCGCTACAGAAGACAGCCAGCCCGAGCATTGTCGGCTTCGATGGCGCAAGCCAAAGCGCCGAAACCGACATGGCTTTAGGGGCTTGGCATGTTGTCAATCTGATCCTCGACGCCACCGATAGCTTGCAGGTCGACAATCAAACCGCCGTTACCGGCAACTTTGGGTCGGCGGGGATCTCGGGCGGCTACAACCTCGGCAACGGTCCCGATACGGATAGCAATCGCGCCGGCGATTACGACTGGATGGCCTGCTACATCATGCCGCTCCTGTCTTCGGGCAATCGCGCTGGCGTGAAGACATTCCTCGGCGCTCGCGTCGGTCTCAACCTCTAACTGGGGCTCCCCATGTCCAACATCCGTCTCCGCCTTCGAGGCGGCCGATATGTCGCGCCTGGGGCGCCGGCGCCCGCCGCCCGCTATTCTGACGCCAATACGCCGGCCGGCGGCATCACGCTGCGCGCCGGACTTCTTGCACGCCAGGCATCGGACGAGTGGCCCGGTGCAGTCGGGCTGCCGACACACTCGGGCAGCGTGGCGAATGCGGACGCACTGATCACAGAGATCAACAACATTAAGGCAGCGCTGCCGGCCAATAACTCGAATCGCTACCTGCTGGAGGTCGAAGACGGCACCGCCGGCGGCTGGCTCAAGTCGCCCGACACGAGCGGCTTCGGTCACGCCAATTTCTGGCTCGGCACGAGCGACTTCTCGGCCGGCGGGGGCTGGTTAAAGATCGCGCCGAAGGCCGGGAACAATCCACTGCTTGGGATGCAGTTCTATTTCAACGGCGGGCGTGGCATCGAGTTCAACGGAATCCGGAACTGCGGCACGAGCAAGGTCGGCGCTTCGCTGCCAGCCATCTATCAGGGCCGAAATGGCTCGATGGATAGCATCTTAAACGTGCCTCTGCTCAAGTTTGTGAACTGCCAGACCGGCGGCTTCCTCCGCCCAGGCGCCGTGGACACGGACTGGAACACGTGGATGATCGGGATGCAGTTCTACACTGCCTCGCAGCTCATCCTTGAGAACCTGCTGTTCCATGGTCTGAGCGTCTGCGTAAGCGGGGCGCCGGCTTACCTGCGTGCCGACAACATCGAGTTTCGTAAGTTCCTGAACATGGGCTTCCAGCTGGCCAATGGCTACAGCGGACTGGAGTATCCGGCCGGAAGCGTGCCAGACTGGAACCGCTGGATTATCCGTGAGATCCTTTACCGAGATCCGTTCGATCGTGTTGATCTTACCCAGCCGACCAATGATCTCGACACCTTCCATCGCGACCTGATCCAAATCCTTCAGGGTGTCCCAGGCTACGGCATTCGCCTTCTGCTCGAGGATGTCGTCATGAACGACAGCTCGCGTATTGACGCCCTGTTCGAGGGTGGGACCAAGTGGCGCACCGAAGGCACAAGCTTCTTTCGTATCAACTTCGATGGTCTCATTGAGGCGATCCTCGGCTTCAACGTCGCCTTCAATCAGCAGGTCACGGGCATTGACGCACGAGGGGGGCCGGGCTCGAAGATTTACGACATCCAGAACACGCTTCTTGGTCCGGCTGCGATTCCGCCGAACACGAACGAACTCTACCTTCAGCGGACGGTCGCGTACAACGCGGCGGAGATTTACGTGCGCAACCAGGTTGCCGGTGACGTCCCGATTATTGCGACGGGGAGTCCGACGATCGACAATCAGGGCTTCAAGCAGTGTCGATGGGGTCCGACCGCAGTCGCTGGCGAGCGCTATGGTGACTTGTTCAACGGAACCTTTGCTCAGGATCCGTCGATGCGGAACTACTGGTTTCACACGCTCGACGACGACGCCACGCTGTCTGTCGCGGCCTACAAATCAGCCGCTCGCGCGCTCGCTACTGCAAAAATTGGTACCGCTTGGGGCTGGCGCGCACCCTGA